ATTATCCAATTAGACTCTGGTGGCGGAACATCAGCACCAAAGCCTGGAGATTGTAAGTTTAGCACAGTTAAATTATTACCAGTGCTAGTAATAGTTGCTTCTTTAACCTCAAATCTTAATTTCTGTTCTTGTACGGGGTCATTCTCTAACACAGCTGCATCAACTCCATTAGGAACTGGCGGCACTAGTTTACTAGTTGTTACTGTAATTTTATAAGTTGTACCAGTTGCTAAATCTACTGGACTATCTAGTGTTACTGAAGTTGCAGTTGCAGATTTAATAATGCCCGCATATCTAGCAGCTGTTCTTTTAGAATCGTATATGCGTATTAAGTCACCTGGTTTTACGTAGGCTGCAAAGGCTCTAGCTTTAAAAGTTACAGATTCTTGTTCCATTCTATTAGTTAAAAGTGCTGCAACACCTGCTCGTCTAGCTTGTCCTCTAGAACTACATGCTATAGCGTCTATTTCTAATTCCCTGACACCCCATTTAGCTATTCCAATTGGGTCTTCTACCACCTCTACAGCTTTTTTGTAAAAATCTAAAGGATTAAGATAACTTACTACTGCTACAGTTTTCCTAGACTTTAATCCACTTCTACTATACGTAAAAGAACCCTCCTCTATGTCTGCTTGTGTAAACTGATGCACCACACTACCACTAGCATCTGCCGCAAAAGACACTACTCCAGCTTGCCAGTAAGCAAAGCCTCTAAATATTGATACTAAGTTTTGTATAACCTGATACGCTTCTACTTTGCCTTCTAGCTTAACATTGCAGCTAAATCGTGGCTCAGATTTACCGCTACCATCTGACACCAATTCGTTGCAATATTTACTAATTTCGTATAAACCCCATTTATCTATCTGACTAGTATCAATATAATTACCTAATCCGTATCTAGTGTTTGTTAATAAATCGTACAATATCCATGCTGGGTCACTACATGCGGTTGGTTCTTGATCCTCGTTTTTACCAGGGATAAAGTTTCCATTCCAGTTGCCATTAAAAGTTAAATATCTTGTTTGAGGGTTATTTGATTGTCCTAAAGAATTGTAGGTATGTATCGTAGCGTTAGATGGTATTTGGATTATTCTGCCGGCTAGTTTAATAGCAACTGATGGAATTTGTTGAAAATATTCAGTATTAAATTTAAACCCAGCTATAGCAGTATTAGGATAGTTTAAAGTGGTAAACGTGACCTGTGTATAACTTACCCACGTTATTTCTTGCTGAGTATTTGGGTTATTAGCTTCTGGTGTATCTTTATAAACTCTAATCTGAAAAGTATTGTTATTTGAATTTGGCGCTGTTGAAACAGGTATTAAAAAATCTACTTCTGTAGGACTAGGATATCTTCCTTCAAAAAAACTATTTACTTTGTTAACAAATCCATTACCGCGCTCATTAACGTCAATTCTAAAATTTACTCTTTCTCCATAAGTGTTACCTTGGTCATCAAAGCGTTGTAACGTAAATGCAAGTTTAACTTTTATAGCTTCTACAGTTTCATTTGTAAATTGCCTAGTAATTTCTAAGTTGTTTTTTACTGCTACTTGTACTGGTGTTTCTAGAGATACTTGTTTATTAAATCCAGCACTGATTCCCCAATATTTATTTAAATTAAGATTTACTTGAAAGTGTTTGCCGTTGCTAAGATTATTTAATACTATTATTTCTGCGTTGTACCCATCCTCTATTAACGGAAGTGGCTGATATAAATAGTAATCATAAAGAGGATATCCGTAGTCATAAGCAGTTCCTCTAAACGTTTCTATACCTCTAATCTCGCCTCCCAATGACAGTTTTTCTATTTTAATTTTTACAAATGTTTTTGGAGTGCTAAAACTTATTTCCGGAGTACGTTTAGTAGACGATGATGTTAAATAGTATGCTGTATATCTTGCAGTTATACTAACGCCATCGCTAGTGACTCCCACCTCAACGCTTGTTACGTTGATAGAACTTGCAAAATCGTTTCCTCCAACAACCTCTTCATAATATGGAGTCCAACCGGAGTCATCTTGATTAAAAGTGTAGCTAAGCCTAAATTTTATTCCAGGAAAAACCAGACGATTAGCATTGCCAACTATAATATAAAAAGAACTGCTTGGAACAAATGCCTCTAAAATTACTTCAAAAAATAAACGAGTTATAGCGATATCTGGATTATTATAAGTAAAAATTTGTGGAACATCATTGTAGTTAGGTAGCCCAGTTGCAGTTGGCGCAAAATCTCTTTGTCCTGTATTAAAATCTATGACGTTTTGTATTTGAGATCCAGGTCTAAAGTGAAATTCATAGTCTTTAAAGTTGTAGCTGTCATTAGCATTTTGGATTGGAACTTCATCTAAATAGACACCTTTTACCCCGCCAATTGAGCCTTCAATTTCTCCTTCACATAAAGCACCTAAAATATAAGCAGTAGAAGTAGACCGTCCGCTAACTGGGGTTTGAGTTCTACTAGCAGCATTTTTAGCACCTCCAAAACTACCAGAAAATCCTTTAGATTTTTCTCTATTTATTTTTTTAGACATACTTAGTTACCCAACAATATTGGAGTCTAATTTAACAGATATTGGTACTATACCAACCATCATTATACCATACACTACTGGCACACGCCCACCTTCTCCAGCATTTTCTAATGGACTAAAACTATTAGACTGCTTTTCTTCTTTGTCTGGCTCTTTTTTAGGCTGAAAAATTGATAAAATACCACTTAATAATAAATAGCTACCTACTGTCGCAAGTTGTGACGCAGTAAATAGTGTATTACCTAATTTAATTCCTATCGCTGGTAAAACAAAAGCAGCAGCAATAAGACCTACGCCTGCTAATATTTGCCACCACTGAGTACCCTCTCCACCTGCACCCATAAATATTGGCACAATTCTAATAGATTTAACTTTTTTAGCTATTGGGCAAATTAACTCTGGTTCTCCCACTTGCTGATGTCCGACGTATACTTTATAATATACACCACGACTACTAGATTTTTGTAAGTAATCAAAGAACCCGTCGAAGTTAGCCTTTAATGCGCGTATAGCCTCTCCTACAGTAGATACAGCTAAGTCAATAGTATCTATAAATAAATCTGCTAATTCACCTTCTAGCCTAATTGTCATCATATATGGTTTTTCCTTTAATTCCGCTTATACCTAATTGGGATAATTCTATCACAGAAGTTCCTGCATTAAATATATCCAAGTTTGGAGATAATGGTGTAGAGGGTCGCTCTAGTAAGTATACCATAAATCCTACCACATCTTCTTGGAGTATATCAGTTAATCTACCCAATAACAAAGCGTTAGCAGTAGATGCTTTTTTAAAAGAAAGAAATGGCAGAGCATTTAGATTGTCGTTAGACAGTTTGGATGGCACTACAGATGATGGTAATTTATATGCGTGCAGCGAATGGTCTGTACAAATACTAAATGATACTACTTCTGGATTTACAGCAACTTTTGAGCAGGTTAGGAGATTTTTGGATATTTAATGCTAAGCACTTTTGATATTCTTGATACGGAAAAACTCGGTGGCTTCGTCTATTGCAAAATTAAGTAGTGCTGCTTCCTGTGGGGAGTTGACTTCTAGTATTTTACGTCCATAGCTAAACGCTATCTCACTCCAGTTACCGCATAGTTTTGGAACTTCTAGAATATCCCACCAGTTAATCTCCTCTAGCTGTCTGTAGTATCTATCCCCAAACTCCCGTCTTAAATGCGTATGTATCCATCCATCCGGTGCAGCTGGTTTAAGTTTCTTTAGATATCGCAAGTATTCTTGTTTGTTTGCTTCTACAAGATTGGGATGAGGATTTTTAGGCATTCTAAATATGCAGTTGTAATAGTATCGGTCTTTGGGGCTATGTCCGTACCGTTCTGCAAATAGCCAGAATACTCGTGGTACACTGCGTTTAGCATTGTAGGCTTTTTTGACTTGCGCCCGTAAGTAACCAATTTTCTCCTTTTCCTCATCGCTTAGAATCTCGCCAAAAACCACGTCTTCTCCAGATTGGTCTTCCATATCCTTTTCAAATATATGCCCACATTCTGGACAGATTTTAGCAAAACTAGGAACCTTTGCCTGACAATTTGGGCAAGTTTTCATTGGCATCTCGCCTTCTTGTGGTTCTCTGGAGGCACATAGTGGAGTTTTGTGTTTAGCGGTTGATAATTTTAATCGCTGACAGTTTTCCCCAAAGTCTAATATAAACGCGTCTGTCTTGCCTTCAAACAGCCTTAGAGCGCGTCCTGCCATCTGCACCCATAAGGCTCTAGATTTTGTAGGGCGTGCCACTATAGTACAGTCACAAGACGGTTCGTCAAATCCTTCGGTTAATACCGCTACAGAAGTTATGATTTGTGTTACGCCTTGCTTAAATCTTTTATAGATTCCATTCCGGGTTACTTCCGGTAAGTCGCCAGAAATGACTTCACTTGGTATATTAGCGCTATTAAATTGTTCCGCCAAGTTCTGTGCCTGCTTAACACCAGCACAAAATGCTATGGCTTTACGTGTGGGACAAATATTCAGGAACTCTTTGACCACTGACTCGTTCAATTCCTCACCGCAAACCAACTCTAAGCTAGATTGCGTAAACTCACCGTCTTTAGACTCTAGTTGGCTGTAGTCAATTAGCCCGTTATAACCAAAATGACGTGCCTCCACTAAGTGTCCCTGGTCTATAAGTTGTTGTGGATATGGTGCGCGCACTATCCCCTGAAAGAACGTACAAAAACCCTCTGTCTTCTTGGTACGCCATGGAGTGGCACTAAGTCCCAAAAACATGCAACTAGATAAAAATGTTAACCCGTTACTGTAATATTCTTGTATACGCCTAAATGTAGAGTAATAGGCGGTGGTATGTGCCTCGTCTAATATTACTAGTCCTATTTCTTGTGGTAAATGCTTACGTTTAGCAATTGTCTGTAGCATAGCTATTTGTATTGGGCATCCATAGCTAGGCTCGTAATTTGGTGCTATAACACCTATTTGGTCTAATTTAATGCCATAAGCTTTAACTAGCGTGTTTACCGTCTGTTCTATCAATTTGGTACGGTGAACCAAAAATAGTACCCTACGCCCCTTCGTAAGTGCGTCTGCAATAATCTTAGACGAGATATGCGTCTTGCCTGCTCCCGTGGGCGCATACACTAACACAGACCGTAAGCCACTACGGTACATTGCATAGACCTCACTTACCACTTTTTGCTGGTATTCTCTTAACATAACTACCTTTTCCTGCTTTCTGTGCTTATTATTCTATTTAGTTTTCCCGTGTTTGTCAAGTAGTTTTAGTAAAGATTTTTTGATATTATGACCATAAAACAGAAAAAACAGGAATAAACGAGGTAAAACAGAAATGGCTAAACCCATTAAAAAATTGCAAAATCTGTTAAATCAGATACAGGTTGGAAATTCTTGGACTACGGGAGAAACCGCATTAGATAAAACGGAAGACCAAATCCGTAATATTATTTTTGGGTGCCATCATGTTCCAGATACCGTTTGGGACGTTTGGGATTACAGTCCACCTAGTGCTTTGACTTATGCCCTAGATATCAATAACTCTAGGAAATATGCCTATAAAATAATAGAGATGCTTAAACGCTATGAAGATATGCCGTATAAGCAGATACATTATAAAAGTATATGTAAATTAGTGTGGTCTATATTTCAGTATGATCCAGAAAGTGCGTGCAGATATCTAGCCACGATGCAACAAAGACAAGGTTTTGTACCAAGTTACTACGATGAATTGGTGCATCAACATAAGAAGTTTGATGAAAAAGCCGGACTTAACAGTTTTTTCTCTTACAATGCAGATTTAGAGGAGGTAGGATTAGATGAAAGAGCTTTAATATTAGGCTTTTCTGACCTTAATACGCTAAATATTTTAAATGGTAAAAAAACCATAGAGCTACGTAAAAATAAACCACGGTTTTTGGATTTTGTGCTTATTTATAACCGTGAAACTAAACATATTGTAGGGAGCTTCAACGGGTCTTTGATTTGCAAAAAATCTATTAAAGACTGGGAGGAACTACAGACTGAGCTAAATATGTCTACTATAGAAATAAGCAGCTACTTAAATGTTTACATGGGTTACGGGATTACAATTAAAAACGTTAAGAAGTTTGTAAAACCGATTCCCCATAGTGCTATACCGGGATTTAATACTACTGCTGCCAACAAAGAGTTTCGCTATCTAAGTTCTAGTCAGATCAATTCCTGTCGTTCCTATCAAAGTTTTCTTGAATAGTGCGCCATTTAATCTTCCGGGTAATCTTACCAGAACTGCGGTACTCTCTTGTTGTAGCACAGATTTATTATCGTTGATCCAGGAGCTAAACATGACACAAAGTAACTACAATGCCAGATACGGAAACCTGAAAAAGTATAAAAAACGCGTACACAAAGCGCATTTAAAGACTGGTGGACGCTGCTGCTGTTGCGGAATTAATCCTTCTGAAGAAATCCACCATACTAGTTACCGCAAGTCTGGAGATAAATATGGTATCAATATTTTCCCGGTTTGCAAACATTGTCATACCAAGATATGCCATTCTAGCGAGAACTGGATAAAGTCTAAGTCGGATCCAGTCTGGGGAAACCATAATACCAAGGATTTTACGGATTTACTGAAACTAAAATATAAGTTTTTGTACAAAAAAACCGGATAAATCTCCGGTTAAGCATCTAATAGCATTGCTAAAGAGGTTAGTGTAGCGGTAGGTAGCTCTCGTTTACGTATAGCCTCTTTAATTATTTGTTTAGTTTTCTCACTTAACTTACTTCTAGAAGTTGTATTAACTTTATCAGGATAAGGTAGTAATTCCGCAAAGTTAATAGCTGGGTCATCTTTCCCTTTAAATCCATTAAATAAACCAGCCCACCCAATAGCGTGTATACGGGCTTCTGTATTGGCTTTTTCCATATAGATAGATTCCATTTCGGTTATACATTGGAACACTATGTAGTCTGGTTGTTGCAAGAAAGTATCCCAATCTTTAAAACGTCTATCTTGTATTCTGTAGGATTGTATACGCCAATACAGCTTATCCCAATCTATTTCGCCGCTGGTAGACTCAATTCCTCCCCCTCGGCGTTAGAATTGTCTTCTACAACTGGTAATTCCTGCCAACGACTGGACTCATTGCGGTAGAACTCATAGATTTTCTCTACTAGTGCTTCGCTTAGTTTATACGTGTCTTCTAAAGTCCATTCTGGATAACCAAGTAGGTAAGATTTATTAGTACCCAAAAATCCAACTGCACCAATCTCTAAAGTGCCTCCAGCGGGCGCTATTCTAATGGTTTCTGTATCGGGAGGGTAATTGCCATCTACTACTAGTTTTGTGTGTCCAAATCGGATTACTTGACGAGAATTAAGCACTGGTTCGGATGGTTCAATGACTGCTTTCTTATCATTAATTACAACTTTATCTGCTAATACAATAGGATAAGCTGCTCTAGTTTGTATCAAAGCGGTAGTAGCAGCTGCGCCAATTTCGTTTTCAGAATAGCCAGATAGTAGATTTAGCTCGGTAAACGAATCTGCGTACTGTAGTAGTAAATCACCATTGTCTACTTCCGTACTACCAGCTGTTCTAGGAGATAAGATTCTGGTAACTTCGTCAATCGTTAAACCCTTTTCTTGAGCAATTCTTTGAATGAGTTTAGTAGCAATACCTTGTGCTTGTGCGCGTGATTTTTCTGCTTCAAAAGTAAACTTACGTTCAATTACTTTAATATGTCCATATTTAGCTAAATATAAGCCTTCTACTGGATTGCCATCATTGTCAGATACGCCAACCCATACGATTTCAGGTAACTTTTTACCAATAACAAGATTAAAATTCATACTAAGTCAAACTCCAATAGTTCTTGTAAATCTGCATAAACTTCTCTAGTAGCGGATCTTGCCACAGAATCTGGTATTTTAATCGTAAAAGTGTTAGATTCATTGCTTACCACAATTGTACCAGATAATCCACCACGAAACATAGCAGCACCGCATCTAAGTACATTGCGTTCTTTGCGGCAATTAATTAATACTGCTAAACTTTTAGTGCTATCCGCCAAAATATCTAACATTTTTATTAGCTAAAATCATCAAAGCAGAACGGTGGATACCACTCAAAATAGTCACCTTGGAACAGCAAGTTAAACGAAAATCTTTTAACTTCGTTTTGGTTAGCCGGTAGAGCCAAGTTACTTATTTTAGCTATCCCTGCAAAACGTTCACCGTCTGGCATTGTTACAGCTGCATAAATATCTCTACCATAAAGTAGATTGGAAAATATACCAACTGGTTTTATTATAGTCTCTAATGCCTTATCTCCAGTTAGTGCTATGCCACTAACGGTACAACTTTTTGTCTGTCTAATAAAAGTATTTTTAACACCACGTCTAGTCCTAAAATCCGTAGTCTCTACCTGCACTTCTTGGGACGATAAATCTATAGCTTGTACGCCATTCAACGGTATTACACCTTCTACTACTTCCGCTAAATCGCCTTCGTTTATTATGTGTAATAACGGGTATACTTCTACTTGTGTTTGTATGTTATCTATTGTTGTGTCATTAACTAAAATAGCTTGTTTCCTATACCCTGGCACGTACCCAAAGTTTGGGTCTCCAAAAGATAGGCATGTACCAGCTTTAAGTTCAACATCAAAGAAACTGGAAAGAGTTAAATAGTTATATCCAATAGTAGAAGTAGCATTACAAAGTACCTCAAACTTCGGTATATCACTACTCGTCTCTCCAGTTACTTCGTTTACTGGTAGTAGTTTGACCTCTAAACAGCAACCGTTTAGAGGTTGAGGGTTTAACCAGTCCACATTAATGCCCTCCTGTTTTAAGCGGTTCTAAATGTCCAAGAATTATCATCTATGCCAGCAAACCCAACTACAGCAGTAGGACTGATTAACACATAATAATCTGTATTACCAGTTAAGTTTGAGGTGGGGTCAATAGTTAGTGTGTCGTTAGCAACAGTTGTTGTGGTACGAGTCAAAGCAGTAGTTATAGTTGTTGCTGGATTGCTTGCTAATACTATAGTTGCAGTTCCAGCGCCAAGTGTGATAGCTTGGTTAAACTGTGCAGTTAAATTAGCACTTACCACAAATCCAGTGCCATTCACGTCTGGTGTTAAGTCAATAATGAATGGACTACTGTAGTCGTAGGGCGTATACCAGGCAAAAGTCCTACCTTGATAAGTAAGCGTAAAACTATACTTTTTAACTTCGTTTTGGTTAGCAGGAAAGTTAAGGGCAGTAATTTTAGCAAACCCTTCAAAACGCTCACCATCTGGCATGGTAGCAACTGCAAAAACTTCACGTCCAAACAAATGTCCAGCAAAAGCACCAACTGGCTTAACTATAGTTTCAAGTCCTTCGTCACCCGCTAAAGCAACGCCAGAAATCGAGAAACTTTTAGCAGTGCGCACTATTGCTGTTTCTGTACCAGCTCCAGAACCAAAGTGAGTTGTATCTACCATGGTTTCTTGGTTAGCCATATCCATTGTCTGAATACCACTTAAAGGTATTAACCCTACAATAAAATCAGCTATAGCGCCAGCTTGTATAGGTCTAGACAAAGGGCTTATAGTAATAGAGCTTGTACTAGAATCAGTTAAAGTAACGTCGTTTAAGACAATAGCTTGTTGACGAATTTTAGCAAACACCAATGAAGGAATTTGTGTTGGTGCGTCAGACGAAAAAGATAATGCGGTTCCAGCTTTGATAACGGTATTACCAGTAATTGTGCCACCTGTATTAGTGTTAGCACGTACTGTAAGCGTACTAGCTCCAACTGGATTACTAGTAGAAGTGACGGTAATAATGCGTCTAGTTACAGAACGACTAGTTGTACCAAAAGTCGCATTTATACCAGGTAGGGCTAACTCCAGGCTGTAATCCTGGAGTATTTGTGATGCGGTAGCTAAAGGCATATTAAACTCCTAAACTCCTATAAACTTAATTAGGCAAAAGCTGTATAGGGTTGAGTCCAAGTAAATTGTCTACCTTGGAATGCAAGCGTGAAACTATACTTTTTAACTTCGTTTTGGTTGGCAGGGAAGTTTAACGCATATATTTTAGCTACGCCTTCCAGCCTTTCTCCATCAGAAAAAGTAGCAGCAGCATAAATTTCACGGTTAAACAAGTTGCCAGCTAAAGCACCAACGGGTTTAATGACTGTTTCAAGTGCTTCGTCAGCCGCTAAGGCTACACCAGATACGGAGTAGTTGCGGTTTACTCGTACTAAAGCGGTTTCAGTACCAGCTCCGGATAGGAAGTGTGTAGTATCTACCTGAGTTTCTTGGTTGTTTAAGTCAAGAGTTTGGATACCAGTTAAAGGCAGAAGTCCAGGAATAAAACTAGCTGTAGCAGCTGCTGTAGCGCTATTATCTCCACTAATAGAAATTCTACGAGACAAAGGTGCTATATTGACAGAAGTTGCGGTAGTGGCTATCGACTTGTCTTCTAGGATTACCACTTGAGTTCTAAAAGCTTGTCCAGTTGCTTTAAATGATAATACGTTTCCAGCTTTTAAGTTAGTAGCTGTACTTGCGGTAATAGAAATACTAGTAGCTCCTACATCAGCATTAGCTGTAACAGTAAAAGTAACGGAAGTAGTAGTTCTGTTAGAAACACCAAGTGTATTTAAAGGTAATAATAAAACTTCTAAACTGTAATCTTGTAAAATTTGAGATGCGGTAGCTAATGGCATATTTCACCTATTTTTTGCGATTATATCTATTTCTAAAGTTGCCATTTTGCAAACATAGCTTATTATAAAAATAAGTTGTTAAATTCTTGTAAAAACGACTGGATCTTTGATTAAAATCCGAGCCTGCTCAATGGTTTCGTTAGTAAATGGAAAATGCGTAATTTGCGCTATAACAAAATTTTTCTCTATCTTAGAAATAGCTTGTACCAACTTTGAATCACGTTTATAGTTTTTAAGTACCACTTCCCATTTCTGGTCTTTATATTTTTGACCTGCACTAGAGTTTTTTGCGTATCCTATAGGGTTTTGAGTGATTAAGCACTCTAATCCAGAACTGATGGAAGGTGGTGCAGAACTAGACCCATAAACCCATATACTAGGTGTATTATTGTTATACACACCTAATTCAGTTGATAATATCTGTCTTAATCTGTTATTGAGTTCTGCTGCTGTCATAATTTAATTGTGTTCTATATTATAAGAGTTATACAGTTCTTTGGTATCAACAATATCACGTGGGCTAGTAACAGTTTCTCCGTTAGAACGTCTAGTTGGTCTATCCCAATTCCAAATATCTGCTTCTATATTTTCTTGGCAAGATTCTCCAAAACTTTCAGCCATAGCCTCAAAAGCGTCTCCAATTGAGTTGGACTTTGCTAACTCGTTTTGTAATTCTTCTATAAATCCAAATTCTTCTATAGTTGCGTTAACCCACGGTCTAGCAGGTGCGGCAGCCCCATCACTCCTAGTATATCCTTCATGAACATAGGCTGCGTATCTAGTATTCCAAGATAAAGTTGTACGTTTATTCCTAGGTATGTTTAAATTATTCCATTTAATGTCCATATATTTATAGTTCCATATAAGCACTTTATGTTAGAAGACATTCAATTTGATGATAATGAAGCGCTATTACTAGAGTATTGTACTACTAAAAGTATTGCCCTACGCAACAAAATAGTAGAACTTAACCTAGGGCTAGTTTATTCTGTTGCCCACCGGATTAAAGATAACTGCTCAGTCCCACTAGAAGACTTAATCCAGGTTGGTAGTATAGGCTTGATTAAAGCTATTGAACGTTATGACCCTTCGCGCTCTAAAAAGCTGTCTTCTTATGCCTTACCAAGCATCAATGGTTCTATATTAATGTTTTTGCGGGATAAATCTCGTATCATTAAAGCACCACGTAAATTACAAGATATTTATCAGCGTATTAAAAAATATTCTAAAAAACATTCTGTATCTCAAGATACTGCTATCTATATGCTAGGTATTCCGGTACATTTAGCATACGAGTCTAAGGCTGCTTATTTAGAGAACTACCAAGAAATAGAGCGTATTACAGAAATACAGTTAGAAGAACCAGTAGACTGGGATGAAGTTCTTTGTCTGTTACCTCTAGAACATGCACGGATAATACAATTACTACATTTACAAGGATACAAATGTCATGAAATACGCAAAATGTTGAATATATCAAATATACAAATTAGAATATTAGAATCAGAAGCTATAAATATGCTTAAACAAATCATGATAGAGTTCCCATCGACCTAACTTCTAGACCCTTTCCCAACGTCTGTTTCGGCAGAAGATTTTACGCGTTCCCATCGACCTAACTTCTAGACCCTTTCCCAACCCCTGCTTCCAGACTTCTTGCCCGTTCCCATGAAGTGTTCAATGGCGCGCCATCTTTCCGGCGCATCTATGCAGATTGTCACCTTTCTGCTTACTCCCGGTTAAGAGAGTCTTTGTGCCTGGTCACCAGGCAATCCCGCCAGAACTGCGGTACTCTTTTATTATAACGCAGATTTGTAATTTGTGGTGGATTTTTCAAAAAATTTTTTAACTCCCACTCTTTAACTCCCCGAAAACCAGTTCCTGTGCGCACTACCAGGAATTCCTAAAATCTTTTTTAAAACCCCTTGACAACTAGAAAGGGGTGAGATATATTAAGAGTGTCAAGTAACCAAGCAGGTAAAAATTATGTTTCAAGACGCTGACTACCCAGAAAGACCCAAAACAGACAACAAAGATGTTGACTACCCAGAAAGACCACGTGGTTTTACCCCACGGGAAAATGACTGGTTTCGAGTAGCCCCTTTTAAGGGTTACTGGCTAGTAACCGATGAAGACGGGAAAGAAGGACTTCCTGTAATCGAACATCTTGGTAGATGGCTTGTCGGTGAAGACGAGTTTAAATCTTTCCGCCCAGCCGCTTGCTGGGCATTGCGTAACGCTTGTTCCCATTGAGTTCCCAAATGGTGCGCCATCTTTCCGGCGCATCTATGCAGATTGTCACCTTTCTGCTTACTCCCATTTCGGAGAGTCTTTGTGCCTGGACACCAGGCAATCCCGCCAGAACTGCGGTACTCTTTTATATAGCATGGATTTGGTGTATGCTTTTTAAAGCGCCCCGGAAAAAACCACTTTTCTAGATAGCTGGTCGGGAACGGGTCGAGAAGGTAACTTAATGGGAACGTAAAATAGCTAAACTGCCGTAGGAACGGTAATTGTACCTCTGAAGAAAGTCCCTCTTGCCTGCGTATAGGCGTTAATGCGGTTTTGTGTAACTGCTATAAACTTCCAAACACCTTCTAAGATAGTG